TCAAAAATAATTACGGTTCGTGCTCCTATTTCCACTTTTTGCATTGATCAAGCAGTCTTGCAAAAGAAAATAATTACCGTCTCCTGGTCGTATCATTTTTATGCATTTTTTCTTAGATTCCTCAGAAATTTTGTCCCACATTGCGCGAATAACAAAATAGGCTTCACCTTCTAAATAGAAGCAACGTTGATAGACCTCATACCTCATATCAGGAACAACTGAGGCAGCCACTTCCTTACAATAAACAGGGAAATCAAATGTTGGGATATCTAATGGGATTTGTTCCTGTTGAACAACTTCTTCGGTAGAAAAAAAATGAGGTCCTTTTTTCATGAAAAAACAGTACACAAAAAACAAACATAAAAAAGAGGCCACCACCACAAAGAAGATTTTTCTGTATATCTTTTTGCAGTAAACATAATAATGGCATATTTTATGCTTTGGACGTACTTCTTTATCCATACATCTCACATCCTTATATTGATCATGAAAAATCATTAATAATTAGGAACGTTACAACCACGTTCATGAAAAAATTAAAAGACCGATCGCATTATGAATTGTCCTACCTCAAAAAGCAATCATATCTCCTGGAAAAGATCTTTACAAAAAGGTCGCACCAATATTTTTACAACATTCCCCAGTGCGGCATTTAAAGAAAAGATTTATTACAATATTTGAATATTTTATCTTAACACATGTTTTGCCAGAGAAATTCTAAAAGAGAACTATAATGAATGTATTATGGCATACGCAATCGCGCCCCCCAACATTTTTGTGCTTGACCAAAACGGTCTGTCGCGACAATCCACCGCGATAACAACGGCTCTGTTGTGACAAGATAAGCAGGTTTATTGATGATCGGTGGTTGTGTCCACCCGACGCAAGACATCGGCACATTCTTCTGGCATCCCGCCAAGAGCACGACACAAGCTAAAAGGGGAAAGAGCAAAAGTTTCATTATTAATTTTCTCACGATTTTGAAAAGTCGAAATCGCTTGGACAAGAGTTTGAGTACGCTCGAAAGAGCGTCCATATAAAAAGCTCCCAATGACAGTGGAAATAATGAAGATAACCACCAAGCTCCAGCGCGAAATCATAAACATTAATCTTCTTCCATGGTTCGTGAAATATAGAGCCAGATGCCTGTGATCATAGCCATCACCATAGCAACAGCAAAAGCCCATTGCACAGGACCATCCCCTGTTACAAAACCGGTTAATCCTGAAAAAGCACCTATAACTGGAGCCAAAATTTCTACACTCCGCAAAGATACCTTCTCAGCTGTTTCTGCTTTCTGATAATTGGAAGAAACATAAGCCCCTTTCGCCCATAAACCAGCTTCTGCAGCACGTCGATGAACAAGCCCCTGCAAACGTTTCCCCCCAGCATTAATCCATTTTTGTAACTCAGCAGGAACAGCGCTATAATCGCCTTTATTGAGTTTTTTTAATAATGTAGACGCAAAAAAAGCTTCCGTTCCAATATTATAGCAAAAAGAAACGAGAGCGGCGAATTGCTCATTACTTAAAGGCTGAGAAACCGCTTTGTCTACCGCCTGCTCAAATTGCACCAAATCATGTCGCAATATGGTGTTAGCCTGAGCTTTTGTGATTTTCATACCGCTATAGACTGTGGGTTCTCCTGCTTTTGCTGTATGACCATAACCAATTGTCCAAATTCCTGTAGAATCTCTATAAGCATCTAAACGCAAACCCTCCCATTGTTGGATTAGCGCAAATCCTTCTTTTGATATTTTTCGCATTATTCTTGATCCCTCCCAAAAACCTCCATCAAAAATTGCTACGATTCCCAAATCATATTTTACGTTTCATCATTTTTTTCACCGCAAGCATGATTATCGATTTCTTTTTCGCTGTTTATCACTGTTTTTACACGTTCTTCTAAAGAAGAAATCCGCTGTAACATTTGGGCATTATCCTTGGCATTTCTCTCATTTGTAAGCTGCACCTCACTCCTTAGATATTTTAAAATAGCATTCAATGGAGCATGCCCCATTCTTCCATTAGAATAAAAAACAATGCGAATATGATCAGGATCATCAATATCAGCGATAGAAAATGGAAATAATGTCATAATATTCTTCCCCCCTTTATAGTGCACTGCAGTGCAATGCCATGTGTCTGTGGCTTGTGAAGTTTATGGGGGAACAATCACAAGCCACAGACGCCCCCAAAGTCTCTCAAAGCGCTTTTAAATCCTTCAAAGTGCTCCTAAAATCTCTCGAAAACTACTCCCGGTCATGTACTCCAGGTCATGTACTCCCGATTATGCACTCCCGATCATGCACTCTCGATCATGCACTCTCGATCATGCACTCTCGATCATGCACTCTCGATCATGCACTCTCGATCATGAAAAACTTTTTACGTTATGGAAAAAGTCTTTTCTTTCAGCATCACACCAAGGCTCTGCAATATCAGAAAACGAAAACTCCATATTTCATATGATTAACCTTGCTTCACACAAATCAAATATCAACCATGTGTCGGACCATCAATTCCATCAACAAGAAGAGCAAGCCCAAGCCAACAAAACATAATAGTCCACTTTTTTCAGATGCAGACACCAAAGAAAGAAATGCCAAAAATGATCCAGATGCTGTCAATAAATGGACAGAAAAAGCCTTCACTTTTGGCATTGTTACTGTTTTAGGCAGCAACCGAAAAGCAGCAACGTTAATCGAGCAGAGGGTCAGCCTTACTCTCTGTTAACTTAAGTTGCTAGATTCTAGCTTATGTAATTATTATAGAAACAATCAAACTTCATATCTTGATAGCATATATGATAGCAACATTGACTGGACGTGTTTCATCACCCCCTGTGGAGTCTATCATGACATTATGTTCATGCGCACCAGCACTGCTTGATATAATATTACGGAAACTCGACGAACCTCTAGCCCATGCATATTTTCCATTATCAGCTGTTGAAATGACTTGTTGGTATATATGCTGGTGATCCCCATTCATGCTTGTTTTTCCACTATGGGTATGCTCTTGCAAAGAGCATTTTTGTTCACTTGCAAAAACGCGGTCTGTATCAACTCTTCTTCTACTATCAAGCCCACGTAAAAACATCCCTCTAAAATCAGGTATATTAAATGTGGTTTTTCCATCACCCTTTCCCCAAACTTCACCAATCGCCGCAAAAAGGTCAGGATAATCTTCTCTATTATATTCTTTACCATTACACATAAGCCACCCTTCAGGGATTGATTGCATAGCAAAAGTTGCAATAAACCCTGGTGGGAAAACGTCTATTTTTGGTAAAATAACGGTTGGATTCGTTAAACACCAACCATCCAATTTTTCTCCAGCAATTTCTCCATGATAAATGATCTCATAAATTCCTCCTCTTTGTATTTCCCCACCAACTAAAGGCTCCATGCCATTTTTTGTTACTTTATACACAGGTTGAGCAGATAATTTATTTAAGATAATATTTGTTGCACCTATATTGCTTTCTTGCGCCTTAAAGCGCAACATAATACCATCATGATAAAGCGTTAATGGCGATTTTGTTTCCAGTGTAATAACGGTCTCATTATCGGTTTCATCCGTTTTAAAACTTGTCTTAACAACCCCGCCTTGATCAGAGAGATACTCTCTAATTCTTTGCATCATTGCACGCGCACTATCATTTACAGAACTTGGTGGTTGCCCTTCTGCCCAGTTGATGATTTCATCTATATGAGCATTGTCGATAGCTTGTAGCGACCAATCATAAATTGAGCTCATAAGGCTTCTCCTTTTCCCCTCAATCCGACATAAAATAAAATGCTTGATAAAAAAGAAGAAAATTTACCTTTAAGAAAAAGAACTGCTTTATTTCCCTGCCTCGTGAAAACGGGCTCTATCTCAAAACCAAGTTCGCTATAATCAACGTAAAATAAGCGTGTTTTCTTGCAAAGACGCACAGCCTGTGGGTTCAGATGCAACAATTCTTGTGCTATCACACCGCGGTAGCGCTGAGAATATCCTTTATAGTTAAATTCATATATTGGGTAGCCGTTTTTCTGCCCCACAGGCACAATATTTTCCTTTACACGTGCATCAGAAAGGCCAAAAAGTCCTTTAAGTAGCCCTAGCAAACCAGTTGCTTCACCAAATGGATTTTGTGAATTTGAACCTGTTGTTGTTGAATTCCCTGTTTGGGTTCCATATTTTCCGGCAGCAAGGTTTCCTGCATTAAGTAATTTTTCTAACTGGTTCCAAGCTTGATTTTCTTTTTCAGTCCATTTTTCGCGTTCTGCATCTAATGCACTTTGTCGGTTTGCATCTTGTAATGCATTTCCTTTTAAAGCATTATTTTGCGCATTACTTTGTCCTTGATAAAAATTATTTGCCGCATTTGCCTGATCATATTTTGATTTATCAATAAGATTATTTGCATCGATCATATTTTTGAGATCTTGATTATATTGTTGTGCAGCTGCTTTTGTAGCAAGCTCCCCCAATTCATTAGCCAAAACCCCTGTATGAGCCCCAGACCCATATCGCCCCGCTCCTGCCATTGCTTGGTTAACAGAGTCTGATGTTTTATCGAGTGCATTATTGAGTGCTTCACTCAGTTTATTGTTTTTTCCTATCCAATCTCCTGCAGCCATTCCAGCAAGATTCTTTGCACTTTGTGTGGGCCCTTTAAACCAATCATTCAGAGGTGAATCATTGTATTTTTGTGCCGTATCATTTAACCCATTGATGGCATTTTTAGAAGCATCGCCCAACCCAGCATAGCGTTCACCCTGATATACATGACCACCACTCCCCTTATTGTAGAGATTAAGTGCATCAGCAGCTGCTTTTTTAAAGAGATCTTCTGCCCATTTAGGTGGAGAATTTTGTTGAGTTGTTGTTTGAGTTTGAGGTGTTTTCCGTCTACTCATTTAAGTCAGAACCTTTCTATAATGAATGAAATCTGGAGTGTATCCATGATATTTCAGCATTTTAGCCCACCCCATTCGTCCCATTGTTAGTATTTCATCCGCTTTAATTGTTCGCGCCCACTCTTCCAATTTATCAATCAAATGGGCTAATTTCGGCCCTCCCTCTCCGGCAAGATCCAAAAGAACGACGCGTTTTTTTCCTGTATATGTTCTGTCGATTTTTGTTACTGCAAAGGCACTAAAATCGATTTCATTTTTCAAAATGAGCCATAATTGCGTCTGCCCATTGATAATTTCCTGAGCCATTGTTTTTAAACATAAATCATCAGAAAATCTCTTTGTATATTTGTTAATGGCTTTATTAATATCATTTTTATAGGGCTTCATTTCCTCCCATGACCATTGATTGGTTAGGTGTAATGAATAACGCTCTTGATAATTCTTGCAGTCCATTTTTACTGCCGCTCTTTTAACTTTTTTGATCATGTATAATAGACATTTAAAAGCAAAGGAAAACATGGCATCTCCCTACTGAGGAAGAAAGATCACCGCCCCCATGCAAATGTTCAAAGATAACAGAAATGATAGGGGAAGCTCCCTGTAGAGGAGAGCACGTCATCGCCTTCTTTGGAAAGAAACATCGCCGCCTTTCTTCGCAGAGGCACATCACCACTTTCCTTTCCCTGGAAGGGCTGCATTATCGCTTTCCTGCAGACGTTGATATTATGTCAAATCCTGTCATATGAGACCATTGCACCCCTGCGGGAATGCGCAACCGAAAGCGGTAAAACCTCCCTCTGGCACGATAATGAACTTGTCCTGTGTTGTATGATGGCTGTCGTTCTGGCAACCAACATATTTTTTCCTCTATATCCTGGCGCGAACGCAAACCCACAGCAACAGAACATTTCCCACTATTAATCTGGGGCATTATGGTATTTATGCGTGTCATAAATCCATTTGTCTGCCCCATTTCTTGAGATGTTACCATACAAGCCATTGGATCCCCTGAAAAGGAACCAAGCCTTCCTTTATAATCAAAAGCTCCCAACACCGGAGTTTCATTTTTCCAAACTTTGCTATCAAGAGAAAAAGGCAGCTCATCCAGACTCAGGGAAACACGATCAAGCCCTTCTAACGTGTATCCAGCAAGAAAAATTGGCAAAATCATACGAACATTAACAGTAGCAACAGTCCACTTTTGTAAGCCCCAATCATAAATGAGCAGAGTATGTTCCCTGGTTTCATCATTAACATCAATCATCCAATAAACACGGTTATAAACACCATCAATAGCCGCCCACATCATAGATAGATTGCTTTTATTAATTTTCGCTGTCATGGTTCGGTCTATTTTTTCAAATCCAATTGGCGTAATAGTTCCATCACTGGCAATTTGGTAAAATCCTCCTTCATCAGCAAAAAAAGCAAAATCTCCTCTACATACTATGGATTCAGCATTTTTTGCTCCTCGTTTATCGTGTATTTTTTGAAAACTGAAAATGATTTTAGACCCAGGAATAAACGAACCCGCATAAATAGCCGAGCGCATAAAAATAATAGGATTTGTTGTTTCCGTTGCTCCTTGCACATATCCTCCATCAGGAAAGTCTTGATAGTCGCAACTTTTCTTCCCAACAGTCCAAAATTCTGCATCATTTAATCCAGACCAATGCACACGACGTGGATGTTCTGATAATTTCATCAAACATACGAAATCGCCCCATACCCGAACAATCCCAGCTTGGGGAGGGTTTCCTCCTAAATTGCGAAATTTCTTGTCATTTTGAATGTCAATGACTTGTGGCTTGTCATTACCATTAACAGCAATAATATAGTCCCCAAATAAAGCAAAAGACCAAGGAGAATCTACATTCGCAAGATAATCTGTTTTATTTCGGCTTATATCATCCCACTGTAATGTTACATTATTCAATCGGTAAATTTTGTCTTTTGTTCCAACAATAACAGAGACACCATTTTTGGTTTTAACAGCAATAGCTCCTAGAATAGTCTCTGGACATGGCTCTGATATAGGACAAAAACTTGGCATTGGAATATAAGATCCGTCTGCAGGCAGTACATTAATAAGCTGATCTGTGAAAAAACTATTAATATCGGCAATATCAGGCCGGTATTCAGCAAGAGGAAAAAAAGCCATTTAGAACCCCGTTGAACGAACAATTTCACAGCCATTCCGGCGTGATGTTTCTATACGCAAAATCTGCAATTGTTCTTGAAAATCATTAAAAGAAACAGCCGCATATTCAGGATCTTTCAGAATATTTTTATAGAGTTCGTATTTTGCTCGTGCTTTAATAAGATCAAATGCATAAATAAACCAAGGGCTTACATTTTGCATTCCTTCTGCCTTGCCAAGGTAAAAAGGCACCCAATAAAGACGAACAGTTTCAACAGAATGCGGTGTCGGGAAAAGGCCTATCTTCTGTTTCCAAAATGTATAGAATATGGGTATTCCTTGTAACGGATTGGTGCAATTTTCACATTTTTTGTCCTCTCCATAGCGCCCATCATCTCCATAGGTTGCACATAATGTTTCAGCATTTTGATGAAAGAGTTGTACCTTTTTTGCAGACTTTTTTTCTAACAACACGGCCTCAAGGACCATTGTTTTCTCAATCAAAGGGCACTCTTCTGCTCCATACCATGTTTTTCCTGGTTGTGTTTTTAGTGTAATTTCTCTTTTTTCGTTAAAGAAAAGGATTTCCTGTTCACATAAACGTAAAGCAGCCAGAATAGAATCTTGAATTTGACTAGCATAATCAGCCATCGGATCGTCAATCTCATCTTGAATGAGCGTTATCATACGCTCCAATAATTGTGCATGATCCGTATTTATCCAGTGAAGAGAATGAGAAGGAGAGTTTGTCTCCATCTTATGAGATGTGGTAAAGCTCACAGTCATAGATATTAATAATCCTTTTTTTCATGTTGTGCTTTTTTACTCTCCCAATTTATGGAAAAGAGCTTTTTTCCAATATTGCAGAGAACATGGACGAAGTTCTTCAATTGTGCCTTCATAAAAAGCGCCATTTTCTGAGATCTTCCTGTATTTTCAGCTTTTCAGATTTCTCAATTTCTGGTGAAGAATGCCAAAAGTACTGTCACAATTGTGCATTTCTGTTAGGGGAGATTGTGTGCTTTTGTTAAAGGAGATTACACGCTCTGTTAGGGGAAGAAATATTTTTACCTGTAGCAAATTTGCATAGCCTGTTCTTTTTCAGAATTTTAGATACCAGCACCGTCATTATCTGGATACTGACATATCTGGATACTGACATATCTGGATACTGGCATATCTGGATACTAACATATCTGGATACTAACATATCTGGATACTAACATATCTGGATACTAACATATCTGGATACTGGCATATCTGGATACTGGCATATCTGGATGCTGGCATATCTGGATGCTGGCACCGTCATTTAGATGCATAAACATAGCTTTGCAAAATATTCCTCCCCCCTCATTTTTAAAACTTTCCACCCCGTATGAAACATAAGGAGAAAGTCCTTTCCATAAGAACCCACAAATACACTCTCTATGATACATACACTTTATGAGAAACCTAGAATAAGCTCACACCAGCCCTCACAAAGAGCTGATGACCGCTCCTATAATTTCTCATAAATGTTCATAAATGCACCAGCGCGATGCTTTATGCAGGAGCTGCATATGTTGGAATAACAATGGTCCCGAAATCTTGTGTGCCTTGAGAACTTCCTGGTAAATGGTAGCGTGTTTTTCATACCAATGATGGTTTTAGCAGCCACCCCAAACTCACGTTCATAATCAAAGAGCTCTTCTACTAATTTATAACGTGTTGCCCCACGATCTTTCCCAAAAGCAATTACCGCACTTTGTGCACCAAGCAAAACAGCCCGACGAACATTGGTAATAGGACCACCAACAGCTTCTTCATAAACAGCTCCTCCATTTACATTCTTAGCCTGTTCTTGAGTTTTGCTTGTATCCTGTTTAACAGCAGACATTGCTACACCCTCTGTAACATGCTCCGCTTCACGCAAGATAACCCCATTATACATCCCAAGAGATCCATTATAGATAGGATTTTTTGAGCGGTTCCCACTATAAATTGCTTTAGTAATATCCAACCACTGGCCTGCATCAGTATTCGTGCGTAATTGCGTTACTTGTGTGGGATGCAAATACAATACATAAACATTATCACCATCAACACGTACTGGTCTAATTTTAGGATTAGCCAATTTAGCCCGTTCAACAGCTCTATCAATTAATTTAAGATCAAAAACATCATTTTCCCGCAAGTCTTCGTCTTTTGTTTTACCATTAGGGCGAATCACTCGTTTATCGGTTGGCGCCATTGGAGCATTAAACCCGTAATGCACTGGTTTAAGTGTTAGGGTACGTCCTTCAAAATTCAGGGTTTGAGGGGTATAACCGCACACCTGAATAAAGAACATCATACTCAAGCGATCAGCATACCAATCAACCAAGCCATTTTTAGCTTCTGTTCGCAAATTATGTAAGATACGTTGCTGATCAATCGTGCCTTCATTTTTAACACGAACAGCGTGCACAAGTTCATTAATAGCCAAACGGTCATTGAGAAATTGTAAAGCTTCTTCATTGCCCTCTAATGTTTGTCCTTCACTAACACCATCTCCAAGCAACTGCACACGCAAACCGAAACTAATTGCATCACCACTAGCTTTATTAGTTTCGTCCTTTAATTGCACAATGCTATTGGAATCCCTCCCGATCAGAGAAGCAATAGGGATGGCTTTTGACACTTCCCGATTAAGTAATTTTGACCATGTACGTACAGCCATTGGGTCATTAAGTCCGATATGAGTTACGGTCATTTTGTCCTCTTTGTTAATTTTGAAATAAAAAATCCGGCAATATGCCGGTTTATGAGAGTGTTTTTCTTCTTTCCTCTTTTTCGGAGGATATTTCTAATTTCATGCTAGCAGGTGAGCTTCTACTCCCATATCAGCAGATGAGCTTCTGCTCCCATATCAACAGGTGAGTTTCCGCCCCCATGTCAGCAGGTGAGATTCCGCTCCCATGTCAACAGATGAGCTTCTGCCCCCATGTCAGCAGATGAGCTTCTGCCCCCATGTCAACAGATGAGCTTCCGCCCCCATGTCAGCAGATGAGATTCTGCTCCCATGTCGGCAGGTGAGTTTCTGCTCCCATGTCAACAGGTGAGCTTCTGCTCCCATGTCAGCAGGTGAGCTTCTGCTCCCATGTCAGTAGATGAGATTCCGCCCCCATGCCAGCAGGTGAACTTCTGCCCCCATGCCAGCAGGTGAACTTCCGCCCCCATGTCAGCAGGTGAGTTTCTGCTCCCATCTCAGCAGGTGAGCTTCCACTCTCATGTCAACAGGTGAGTTTCCGCCCCCATGTCAGCAGGTGAGTTTCTGCTCCCATGCCAGTAGATGAGCTTCCGCCCCCATGTCAGCAAGTGAGTTTCTGCTCCCATCTCAGCAGGTGAGTTTCTGCATGCAAACCATGGATAAGTCCGTATTTGATCAAACATTTCAACGGAATTCTTGATACATATTTGGCTAAAATATTATTAGCTCATGGAATGACTTTTTCTTCTCCTACAGCATTTTCCTCTCCCCATTATCTCTCTCCTCCTCCCATCAAACCATTAAAAGCTGCCTTATTTTTAGGATCATCAATCCAAACATTAAATTCTGCTTCAGACATTTTATCGAGCATTTCTAATGACAGAGATTCGCCTGGGCTTGCCCCATTATGAGCAGCCAGTGTGCGTGCAGAATTATGTCGTTCTTGTAACATATTAAGCGTATGGCTCTGTTGGTCTGTATAGCCAATTTTCTGAGCCATTTCGTAAATAACTTCCGCAGGATTTTGGTTTTTTTGAACGCAAGCGCGTATAATATGCTCTAACTCATTGCCAATAACAGCATCAACAGCTTTTGGATCAGTCATCTCTGGATAAATAGAAGCATAGGCAGCCAATTGTGCTGCTCTCATGTCGTAAATAAAATCAGCAGCTTGGTCAAAATCACGATGTTTTTGTTTTATCCCTTCCACAGAATTATGGAAGAGAGCATGCAGCTTTTCTGCCTCTTGGTGAGCTGCTGTGTCTTTTTCCCCATTGCATGTTTGAGCAGTCTTTTTTTCTGCCAAAACAGATGCCTCATGAGGATTCTCCATGAGCTTGTCTTGTTGTATTTTCAGTTCTTTTGCCAACCATTGAATATAAGCCATAAAGTTTTCTTGTGGATCTGGAGGTGCTTCACTGGCCTGAACCCCGTAAACCCCTTGCTCTTCTTGATAGCTATTTTCCCCAAAGGGGCTCTCTCCTCCCTCACTCTCTTCATCATTGTGAAAAGAACTTTGTGCTAATTGGGTCTGTTCTTCCAATGTTAGTACTTCTTCATCCATTATTTTAACCTTTTATTTTCCCAATGATATGCTCAAAAATACGATTGTTGAATTTGTGAAGATTTTATTTTTCTTTAAACAAAGGTTTGTTCAAACATGTAAACTCTTCCACCACACATCCCCCATACTGTCCCCTGACACGCATTCCATTACTGTGTGCTCAAAAAACTCCGTCAAAGCAAAGCTTGCATTACTTGTTCTGCTTCAAAACTTTGCGTATTAGCCACCGTCATTTGCGCCTTGAATATTGACACTGTCATTTATACTTTGAAGTGTCAGCCACCGTCTTTTGCGCCTTAAATATCGGCACTGTCATTTATACTTTAAAGTGTCAGCCACCGTCTTTTGCGCCTTGAATATTGACACTGTCATTTGCACCTTAAATCTTAAATATTGGTACCCTCATTTTGCATGGCTGCAGATTGCATATTCTGATGCTCTTGCATTTTGAGTGCAATTTTATGAATGAGTGATGCCGGTAGGGGCGAATAACGTAAAAAGTCGAGCATAATATCTGGTGTGATCGTACTTTGTAGCATTGGCATCATTTGCATAATCATTGCAAATGTTCGCTCCTTTTCATTAGGGCTTGTTGGAGCATCATCAACAACAATATCATATTCCAAACTCGTAAACATCTCACGCGTTAGCGGAATATACTGAGCCTTATCTTCACCAGCAATTCGCACCAACCTTCCATCAGAAAGATAATTTTGGATCAAATAGAGAATGATCTTTCCCTGTCTTTGTCGATAGCGCCGCAACCCGTCAAAGAAAGATGCTAACAAATTTAATGATGATTGACGTCGTTGTTCCTCTAACACACCGGACTGATTTACAGCACGTGTACCAACAAATTCAGGAGATAACCCCGTAACTTGAGAAATAGCACCTTTTGCCTCATTAAAAAGCTGAAAAAATCCAGCAGGAAACTGTGCAACCGGCTTTGATTGCACACGCCCTGCAGCAAGAGAACCACTTCTCAACCATGTAATACTTTCAGACCTTGCCCAACTTTCCATAGCTTGTCTGTCATCATCAAAAGCATCACGTTCAGCCATAATCCCACCTTTAGATTGGCTATTAAGCAAATGCATCACTTGACTAAAATATTTATTAGCCCAGCGTTGAGGATCTTTTGTGGGACGCACAATACCGTAAAATTGCCGGCTAAGTTTATCAAAATATCCGGTAATGCACTCCCACCCTAATTGATGAGGTGGCACAAGCGGTTTATCAGGGGACTCTAATAATTTTTTCCCTAAAAATGCACGTTTCACGACTTTTTTCATGAAGCGTGTTGCTTGGATATATGGTCTTTCTCGTTTAATATTTTGAAACTCTGCTTCAGAATAATCGAGCAATTTTCCAGTTTGTGGATCAGATATTTTGTAAACAACTTCACGCTCAAACCAACGACATTCAACCAATGTGACCATTTTGCTGTTCTCTTGTGATAAATCATCCCCTTTATCATTCTGATCACTCAACATGGCATCATCACACATATGGCCTAATATGGGGTGTTTTACCCAATCAGCATCCAAATCTCTCCAATCCACCCCAGGAAACATTTCTCGTGCAACAGAGAGAGGTTTTTCATCAATGTACCAAACACGTTGTGCATCAATAAGATTCGGTTTCACAGCACTTGCATCCCAAACCATTTTCATCGGATCCAGTCGAGAAATGACTGGTTTTCCTTTAGGATCATCATCATAATCCAAACGTGTATCTGTCCACCCCATTCCACAAATAATAGCATCTTGAAAAGCGTCAGAATCTTCATATTCACCATCAGCTTCATCACGGAACCATTCTGCAGCTCCGGTTAAAATTTGATTGGTAAGAGCTGCACCTTCTTGGCGTGGAATGAATTGAACATGGCGTTTATTATTGCGCTCAGCTCCAATAACAGCATTCACTAAAGGAGCAATGCGATTAAACGTCATAACAGGTCTGTTTTGTTCTTGTAATACAGCAAGATCCTGCTCATTCCATTGCCGTCCATTATAGAAATTGTAATCTTCCTGAGCATTTTTACGCCACTGTTCCACATGGGCAATGTCATCGTGATACCAACTGACAAGTTGTTTAAAGAGAGCCTGGTGTTCGATCATTTCGACCGACCCAAGATGAGAGATCTGTTGCTTCATTCAAAAGCCATCCATAAAATTTGAGAAAAAGAGAGTAAGGCCAATTTTTAAAAGGCAAAATAAGCCTTTACAGAGAATAAGATTGCAAAATCATATTCTGAAATTTGTTGTTGGTAAAATTTGTATAAAAATCATTCTGTTTAACTTAACAATGATATCCTCTTGCAAGAAATACCTTATTTAAAAAGCCATCCATGAAGTTTGGGAAGAAGAAGGCCGATCATAAATATTTTTCCGAGGTTGAAGCGCAGGCTGTTCATAAGCAAGACATAAAAGCCCGAAACTATCCGCACCATGACTTGCCCAATCATGTTCAGCACCCAATCCAATATTGCGCTGTTCATCTCTTTTTTCATGATACCAAGCAAGTGCTTTTCGCCCAGCCTTTGTTGTTTCACGATTAAACCATAAAGCAGGAAATAAACGCCTCACAGTTTCAATACGCATTTTAACTGCCCCAACCCCTTGGTTAGGAATGATCTTTGTCTGAAACCCAGCCTGTTGCAAAGCACTCTCAAAACTAACATTATATACCCGGTCTTTTGTTGCCCCATCATGAGGCAATATCATAAGGGCCTTATCATACCCCCGCTGGCAAACCCAGCCAATATGTTCAGCAAGAGGTTGCCCTTGCGCCTCATAATAGTCGAGTACACGGATTTCTCGTCCAATAAATTGGGCAACCCACAAAGCCGTTGCATCAGCCTTAGCCCCCGTACCACCAATATCCCAAAAAATTTTAACCTGAATAAGTGGATCTCGTGGAACATTGGTAACCCGCCCTTCTTGTTCAGCCTCAAGGAGCAATTTTTGATAATAAGCTCCCTCTATTGCTTGAAGATAATCCCCCTCCCAAATATGGTTATACTGCTCTGGTCTTTGCTGCAAATCTGCTCTCCGATCACGATCAAGCTTCTCAGGAAATTGTGGATTATCACGCCAATTGATCTCAGCAGTTTTAATATGAGGACTGTGCGTAAAACGAAAACGCTTTTCAACAGGGGCATTATCACGTAAGGGGTTCCAAGTTACCCATAATTCAGAATTCCAGTCCTTCCCTTCTTCACGCAATGTTGGGATCAAAGTTTGCCAAGCGCTCTCAGTCACAGGTTCTGCCTCATCAACCCAACATAACAAAATCCGCCCCATTGATTTAATGCTTGCAATATTGCGATCAAGACCTGCAAAAGCATAAGTGATGCGGCCATCTTTGGACTTGACATATTTATCACCCACCTCATAATAATCGCTCAAGAATGGGTAAGACTCTATAGCGCGCTTAATCTCTTCTAAGGAGCTTTCGTTTAGTGAGTTTTGGAATTGTCGTGCACATAAAATCACACCTCTTTCGCCAGCCTTTCCATGACGATACCCAATTACTGCAGACATCAAAGCAAAAGATCGTGTTTTTCCAGACCCACGCCCCCCCCAGGCAGCGCGAATATCTGCCTTTCCGGCAAAAACTGGAATGAGCTTTGGGATTAAAAAAATTTGTGTGGTTGTCATAGTTGAACCATGCATATCATACTGCTTTGATATCGTACTGCCACTGCCACAGCTTAAAACGGTGCCTAAATGTAGAAATCTACACAAAATTCAAATCAAAATTACACCTCAGCAGCAGAGCAGTTATCATCATCACATTTTGCAGAAATAAGTGTCTCTTGTGATGATAAATTTGAAAGTACGGGAACAATTTCAACACGCGAAATTTTTTTCATATCATTTCCCTCTTCCCCAGTTACCTGTAAAGGGAGAACTTTTGCCAAAAGAGAAAAAAAAGGTACCGGATTATTCAATGCATGATATTGAAGATAAGAAACCAAACCATCATGTCCATAATGGTATCCTGCTTGCTCAGCGGCAATTAAGATAGCATCTTTAAGCAATTTTGTCGTTTGATTACATGCAGCTCTTGGCCGCCCCCTTTTGCGAGAGAGAAGGGATACTGCATCTCCTTCTTGCAAGGGACGACACTGTACATTCGTCACAATAATATTCCTTCCTAAAAATTAGATATGCCCCTCATGCCATTTTGTAGATCCCCCTACAAAATATGTAGACATCCCACAAAACCCCAGCAGCAACGTTTAAAAAAGCTGCCCTAAACAGAAAATGGTAATATTCGATAATGCTCTTTAAAGATGCACAAAACTCCACCCCACTTCTCAACAAGGATTTTAACTTAATCCTTCCCAAAAGTGTAGCACCGTGCAGTACAGCACTGTCTTGGCGGAAACCCCAACATAGTAACTGGCACATATAGACAGTAGTGAAATAAATGACCCCCCGCACCCAGAAATTTTCAGAGCTGAGGTAGGAACGCCAACACTGACAAGAACTGGATTCCCCACACCTACCCAACAACGGGGGGACCCTACACTAAAAATTTGACATAAATATGTGATTTACGCCCATTTTTGGAAATTGTTCATTAAAGTCAAAACTTTTTCTCTTTTAAATCTTTCTTTCCAATTTCTCTTTTCTCTTTCGAAAATGCGTAGACATCTCCTTAGAACAAAATAACCTCAATTTTGAAGAGCAGATCATTTAAAAATCTTTCTATAGGTAATTCTCAAGAACCCATATAATGGTCATTTTGTAACGATCATTTTTGCAATTGAAAGATAATCACCGCACAAAAACAAATTATCCAGGGGCGAAAGAGATTTCCATTTTCAATGAGAGCATAATTATCACGGCACAAAGCACTCTAGTGATAATACCCATGACATAAAGAGAAAAAGCCACAAAGGCCGCTATAGCTCTTGTGTACCACACCCCCCAAAGGGATCTCGCACCCATAACAGCCCAATTAATATAACGGCCTAATTAATAAGAACCCGAGCCTAATAAGGACCTAATCGCTTCCTATTCCATGGTTCCCTAAAATATCTGAAATACACCCAAACCCCACTTCTTTCAGCAATACAGCTCCCAAAGAGCTACCCCTCAAAAGCTGCCCAAAGTGGAAAAACCTAAAAATCCGAGCATATATTAATTGTATATGTTGAGATAAACTTTGTCAATAAAGTATTTTTCTTATAAGAAGAAGTATTTATACTTTAAATAAATAATTTATAAAATATTATACTTGTTTATCTTTTAAAAGAACAGTTATTGATAAATTAAATAAATTTAAAATAAAATTATTAGATAAACTATATTTTTATAGAAAAAGATATTTTATGGATATTACGTTATAACGGGTAAAATTTTGGCATTTGATCATGCATCAAGTTTCATTAAGCTTCTGAATAATTGGCCCTAATAACCTTAGAAAAATCTAAAATTTGCATATTTCAGTGCCCAAAAGATCCTCATTGCAATATCCTTACTGAAGGGAGCCTTGAAGATTTTGCACATGACAATCGCTTAGCAATAATTCCCCATCAACAACAATTCTCCATAGAGTTCACTCTCTGTCTTTGGCGCATTTGAGTGAATATTCCTGCACTCTTTTCAGCACCCGACTCAACAATTATCGTTATCATATTATGCCATACACTTCATGCCACCTGCTTCATGCCACCTGCTTCATGCCACCTGCTTCATGCCACCTGCTTTTTATTATGCTACCCAGCTTTATTGATGATGCATCCATATGGTGGATCTATTTTCATAATGGGTCGATTTTCAACGGCATATCTGTTTTCAACAGCAGCTTTATTTGCACGGTAGCTTTATTTGCAACGGCGCATTCTGCACAAAAATGCACTGCAGTATGGATATGTCTATTTACTCCTGCATAACTACATATGCTGGTTATGATCATAGATTTAAAAGAAACAGAAAAGCCAACAAAAATTGAATTTTGCTGGCTTATTTGAAATCTAAAACATGCAAAGTGGCATATTAAAACAAACGCCCCTACAATGCTTTAAGGAATTATGGTACATTTCATACAGAAACTGTCATAATAAGACTGGATAGCTTCAAAAGCCTCATCGACCTCAAAGTTCAAAAAGAAATCAAAAGCAAAAACTACGTTGTCTTGTGTGACAATCCCTGTAGTTTTTTAAAACCATCCACTAAAAAGAAAGTTTAACCAATAAAATACAGATAAAAAGCTCATAAGAACCCCTCCTTTAAAAAAATAATCTAAAGGAACCCCCATATACTTTGCGCTCATTTTTAGACAAAAAGAAAGACGTCCATCCTTGGACAAAAGAAAGAGAAAGAAACCGAAGTTTCCTTTCTCCAACTTCTCCCCTTGCGCCTTAAAAATGGGGCGCTTGCACAAAGAATTCCGGCGAATGTTATGACATAACAATTGCGAAACGGCTCGTCAAGCTTTAAATCCCATTACTTATCATTCATTTAAATCTTATCCCCTATCATTCATATGATAACCAAACTTACCATTCACATGACAACTAAGATACGGGGCAGTTGAGATACAGAATAACTAAGATTTTCACAGTCTTTTTTGTCGAATTTTAGTATCCTCTTGAGAATAAGAAAACACCAACTCATCCCCTTTCTTTGTGACATGCACGACAGTTCCATCCTGAATATTTTCGAGTAAAAGGCTTTCTGCCAATGAATCTTGAATTTCTCTTTGAATGACGCGTTTTAAAGGGCGTGCACCATAGAGAGGATCATAGCCTTTTTGGGCCAAGAATTTTTTTGCTTCCGGATCAAGCTCCAGGGTAATATTCCGCTCATCAAGTAATTTTTGCAGTCTCTTTATTTGGATATCAACGATTTCTTCCATGTCTTTCCATTGTAATCGTTGGAACAGGATAATATCATCCACCCGATTGAGAAATTCTGGTCTAAAAGAAGATCTAACAACTTTCATCACATCCCCCCTGGCCTGCTCAACAGTTTGTTCTTCTGAGAGATGCGTCAAATATTCAGCACCGAGATTTGAAGTCATAATGAGCAAACTATTTCGAAAGTCGACAGTTCTCCCCTGTGAATCAGTAAGCCTGCCTTCATCCAAAACTTGGAGCAAGAGATTGAAGATATCAGGATGTGCTTTTTCGATTTCATCAAAAAGGATAACTTGATAAGGCCTACGCCGAACTGCTTCAGTCAAAACTCCGCCTTCTTCATATCCAACATAGCCAGGAGGTGCTCCGATCAACCGCGCTGCAGCGTGTTTTTCCATATATTCTGACATATCGATACGCAAAAGTGCCTTATCATCTTGAAAGAGAAAAGCTGCCAGAGCTTTCGTTAATTCAGTCTTTCCAACACCTGTTGGTCCCAAGAACATGAAAGAACCGATAGGACGGTTAGGATCTTGTAATCCAGCGCGTGCTCTTCGCACAGCCCGGGAGATTACACGAATGGCCTCACTTTGTCCGATGACACGCTTGCTGATATCGTCTTCCATTTTCAAAAGACGATCGCGCTCAGCAACAAGCATACGGTCAATAGGGATCCCAGTCCAACGAGAAACGATCTGGGCAATATGATCAGCAGAGACAGTTTCTTCAACGAGATTGTTTGCGTGATCATCATTTTCAGCAATATTGAGTTGTTTTTCGAGTTCAGGGATAACACTATAGGCCAATTCCCCAGCTCTTTGAAACTGTCCGTTTCGTTGCGCAGTGGCAAGAGCGTTTCGTGCTTCTTCTAGTCGTTTTTTCAAGTCTGCAGCATATCCCAATTTTTGTTTTTCAGCCTGCCAAGCCATTGTCATTTCTGCTGACTCTTTTTCTAATGATTTAAGCTCTGCTTGCACTGTTTTTAAACGTTCCTTTGTTACAGAATCGGTTTCCGTTTTCAAAGCTTCACGTTCAATTTTTAATTGCAAGATCCGCCGATCAATAACATCGAGCTCTTCAGGTTTTGAATCGACCTGCATGCGCACCCGTGCGGCAGCTTCATCGATAAGATCGATAGCTTTATCAGGTAAAAACCGATCTGCGATATAGCGATCTGATAGACGTGTAGCAGAAACCAAGGCACTGTCGGCCAAACGCACTTTGTGATGTTGTTCGTATTTTGCCTTAATGCCCCGCAAGATAGAGATCGTATCCTCAACTGTTGGCTCTGGCACGAAGACAGGTTGAAAGCGGCGTGCAAGTGCTGGATCTTTTTCGACATATTTCCGATATTCTTCAAGAGTTGTAGCCCCAACACAATGGAGTTCCCCCCGGGCAAGAGCAGGTTTTAAGAGATTGGAAGCATCCATTGGCCCATCTGCTTTTCCTGCTCCAACCAAATTGTGCAATTCATCAATAAAGAGAACAACCTGCCCATTTTCAACCTGCACATCCGACAGCACAGCTTTTAAGCGTTCTTCAAATTCACCACGATATTTAGCACCAGCAATAAGAGCCCCCATATCGAGTGCATAGAGCTGTCTATCGCGCAAAGTTTCGGGCACATCTCCATTAACAATTCGTGTTGCCAAACCTTCAACGATCGCAGTTTTTCCGACACCGGGTTCACCGATAAGAACAGGATTATTTTTAGTCCGCCGCGACAGCACTTGAATAGCACGTCGAATTTCCTCTTCACGGCCAATCACAGGGTCAAGTTTTCCTTCACGTGCATCTTGTGTTAGATTGCGGGCGTATTTTTTCAAAGCATCATAAGAGCTTTCTGCATGAGGGCTTGAATTCACTTTTCCTTTACGCAATGTCTCAACAGCCTTGTTCAGCGCCTGGGGTGTTACCCCTGCATTTTTTAATATATCGGCTGTTTTAGCGGATTTTTCCATAATGAGCGCTTGCAACACCCTCTCCACAGTTACAAACTGATCTCCTGCTTTATGGGCGAGCTCTTCTGCCATGGTAAAGACTTTTGCCAAAGCTTGAGACATGTAAAGTTGGCCATTACCTCCTTGTATTTTAGGTAAAGCTTCCAAGGCTTTTTGCAAAGTTTTTTGAATTGTTGCTATCTCTCCCCCTGCTGTTTGAATGAGGGAGACTGTTAATCCTTGAGCATCTTCTAGCAGCACCTTTAAAAAATGTTCTGGCATCAATTGCTGATGATCTGAAGAAAGAGCGTTGCTTTGTGCCATTTGTAAAAAAATTTTCAGCTGTTCGCTATATTTTTCTAGATGCAT